GCTTCTGCGTGGTCTTTCCACACAACGTATACTACCGGATACTTCATGCTGCGTCAAGACCTTTGTCTTTTGCGTAAGCAGAATATCCTTTGATGGAAGAACCTGAGTCTGGTGAATGGTAAAAACACCATGGTTCATCATCGTAATATGACGTAGCAATGCAATCGCGGTGTACACATTGGTGTGGGTACATACCAAAATGGTCGTAACACCACACTTGAAGGGCTTGACCGCCTTGTTTAACAATGGGCGCAATACAGCCAGGGTATGTGCAAATATCAATCATAATACCGCTTTCTGTGTGTTATAGCACTGCGGTTGCAGTGACTCCGTCAAACTCTAAATTAAAGACCATCCACTCAAGCGAGTCGGTAAGTGTCATATCAATATAACGAGGATCTAAATCAGTACCAAGAAATGGCTCAATTGCGTGCCACGGCACCAATTCAAATAATGCCTCGCCTGGTTTGTCGCCAAATTGATGTACACATATACGAATCTTTTTGTAGATGTTCTTTATGCTTACTTCGGTACGACTCATAATTACTTGGTCAGGAGTAGCTTGCGCCATTTGCATAACTGCTTCTTTCTCTTGTCATATGCGTCACTCATACTTTCGTATGCGGACACAACTCCCCATTCAAATAAAGAACGAAGAATATCCATTATGTTACCTTCTTTCTAAGGTGGAGGGACTGAGCAGTTTAGGCACTTACTCAGGTGCGCAAAAAATATAAAACCACATGTCTCAATGACGTGGGGCGGTATATTAGTTATACTATTTGCATAGTACTTAAACACTCTAAGTGCTTATTCTTCATTATAGGCGTTGTTAATTCTACGACTACGCTACAAACAAATCAAAGGATCCGTAGTAGTCAACCGCAGCAAGCGCGTTTTCACGGAGTTCTTCAAAATATCGCATGTCAATTTCTAGGCCCTCACGGGTTTGAGCAACTTCACGCTCAATCCAATGGTAACCCTTTGTTCCAGTAACTGCGTATTTCTTATCGTCCTTAATACGCCAGAGGGTAGCGCCCCCATGAACAACAGGAACAAAACTACCTGTGCGTCCAACGTGAGTCATTTCGCTAACATCTACCGTGGCCAATGGAGGCCCATAATCCAAATACATTGCTCCTTGCGTAACGCTTTTAGTTTCACACAAGTCATCGAACGTGTATTCCTCACCCGAGAACAAGGTCTTGAATACATATGGGTGTTGAAATTGTGCCCCGACAGCGTGCCAGGTACCCTTTTCCCTCGCAATGTATACCGCATCGTTAACCAGACAGAATTTGTCATAAACGTTTTCCATCTCAAATACATATCCGTATTCCTTCCCAAAATCAATAATAAAGTCGAGAATTTCTTGCGTTGCATTTGGGACCTTAATTGAGTCCGTTTTAATATGAGCTACGGTAAAGCCTTTAGCCAACACAGCATTCTTTAAGTCAATCATAAACAATGCGCCACGTTTTGCAACAATGTTGTCTACATTTTTTACGTCACGGAATGCGTTACTAAACTTTGCACTGGTTAGACCATATACAATGTTAATAACAATTTTCAACGCGTAAGAAAGACCCTCTGTATTTGCTGAGTTTTCATCAAGGTATTTTGAAAGTTTACCACCGAGCAAATTTCGAGCTTTGTCCCAATCTTTATGTTTAATCGCAAGTCGGGCTTCGGTTAGCTCGTTAAACCTCTGTGTATATGACCCAAACATGTTGAGCAACCGGATTGAGGTTGGATGCATACTAGCTACGTCCAACACGCTAACGTCTTCGTATATCCCTGGGTCGGAATATACATAGCCGCCTTCACCAACAACTTCACCTCGATATGTTGACTCCTTACCGTCAAACTTGTATCCAGGAAACTGCGCAGACAGATCGGTATACACAAAGTGTTTTTGTGGATACTTTTCATCACCAAATACAATTTTAGTTGTATGGTTTTGTGTTGTGTGGTTCACAGTTAAACCAGACAAATCGGCTAGTATCTCACGAGCAATAAAATCTTGCTTGCGAGATTCAAAGACTACCTCGGTAGCAACAACGTCGTTAACGCAGTACTCAATCACCTTGGGCCAAAGCTCTTCTGGCACTGGTTCATCCCAGGGCAAATCCATTTCCATGTGATGAATGCCGAGCTCAATCTCAAACTTCTTAAGACCTTGCTTCTTTGAAGAGAAGTCGTAAATATCGGCATAAGATAGGTTGTATGCTTCGCCAAATAACCCACCGTCATTTGTAGTAACAATCTTTTTACTCAAATTGTAGAGTTCTTCATTTGAGTAATTCAAATATCGAGCGTACAAAATATGATTGTCGTACCGTCTATTGTTAAAGCCGACTAGCTTTAAAGCAAATAACGGCTCAATTTCCAAAGGCGTGGGGTTAACCAAACGCACAACTTCTGGTAGGCTTTGGTACTTCCAACACACAATAAATAGGTTAGGATATACCTCAACGTCAAAAAACACTATTGGTTGGTTGTTTTTGTCGGATGGGGCCGGCATTTCGGTTTTGCCTACAAACTGCATTTTTTGTACAACTTTAATACATGCAGCCGATTGGTTTGTGCTATTTGCCGCAAAAGCCAACATCTTTGGCCGCAAATCTTTTAGATCGTAACTCAAATCTGAATTATAGGCATCGTCTAAGATCTTATAAATAAAATCAATAGATGGCTTAGTTCCAGGATGAATTTCTTTCTTTAAGTTGCGCCCGATGATGTCACGAAGAGACTTTTCGCTTTTAATATTCTTATTGTCAAGCATCTTAACTTCCTTCTTTGGTAGGCCGCTACTAATTTGTGCAATACCTAAATTGTTACACCGAGTTAACTTACGCCGTAGTGAACTGTCACCAAGTAATGTTTTTATCTCAATGCCCGGACTATACACAGAAGATAATTCTCTTACATCTCCCATATATAAATAGTGTAAATGCAGTCCGCTACCACTTTTGCTAACTTCACTGTATGTTGGAGGCCAACTAGAAGCAGCATAGAGATTTAACTCAAGGTCTTTGTTGCCATCTTCGTCGACCAAGTCGAAGTCAATAACAATATGGTTTTCCTTAAGTTTAACAAAATGAAGCTTTGATGTGTCTATATCAGAAAGCACACTACCAACGTTTTCCCATTTCTTTCCTGGGAACCCGCTTTCTTTGCCGTATTGAGCTGGTTGCCCAGCACAAAGAGCGTCTAGATTTGACTTTGTTTCGGTCAAGTTAATTGCATGAGACGAAACAGATATAGCTATTGACGTCGAGTTTAATTGCTTAAAGCCAGAGTAATAGCTCCGTAAAGAAACTTTATCTATATCAATTCTATCGTGAAAATGCACAAAGTAGTTTCGTAGTTCCTCTCGGAATTTATACTGAGGCATGATACGGTCGATGCCAGTATCTGTGCAATACTCTTTGTAAAGTTCATACGCTTGCTTTAACGTAACTCCATCTTGTTTGATAAATACGTCACAATACGCCTCGATGTAGTTGTAGAAAATATCGGTCTGCAACATCATCTCAAGTGGCTTGTACGAGTTGTAATAATTCTTACCCATTTTATGATACCGCTTAAGGCATTTGTGAGCAATTGCGCCCAACTCAAAATCAATCTGTTGCGTAAGCTTTAAATATGATTCTGAGTCAACTTTTACTCCAGTTGGGTGCACATCAATCAACCTACGAATAATACCGCTTTTTGCATCAGATATCTTTACTGGTTGGTTAGTACCCATTAGCAAAAATGCATTAACACGAGCGGTATAACTAGGCTTGTACTTTTCGTTCATCGTCATGTCTTCGTGAGAGATGATAGAATTTAACTTTGTGTTATCATCAATCTTAGACAAGTCGCCATCGTGTTGAATTGCAACTAACGGATTTGACCTAAACACTTCGGTCGAAAATGATCCATTTGCACTACCTAATGCCTTTGCGTCAAACATAACAACATATCCAACAAATAAGTTTTGTATGATGTTTAACACGGTTGACTTACCACTACCTGCAGGGCCATAAAACACAAGGAACTTTTGAATCTTTTTTGAGTCACCAGATACTATTGCCCCGATGGCCCACTCAATCTTAGCAAGTTCATCCGGTGCATACAAGACAGACATTAGTTGATCCCAAGCCTTTGTTGGGCCTTCTTCTAATGAATATGGAAGTCTTTTACTTGCATAATCAGTCTTCTTAATGTCAGTATTAGCAAATGTAAGACGTTCATCAAGTGGGTGACTATTGTCACTAATGTTCTGCATGTAATTGCGGAACGTACTCCAAATTTTAGTATTGAAGGATTTAAGGTTCTTTACTTTATACTCGGTTCCTGTTTTTTCTTTTTTTTCATGCGCGTATCGGTGCAGATCTTCATCCACCAATCTCTGCACATCATACTCGTCAGTAGACCACAACTTTGTTTGCTCGTCCCAGATGGCATAAAAGGAACGTCCGCGTACCATTAAGTCTTTTGATCGTCCAATTGTCCAATCAGGATATACTTGGAGAGGGCCGTTTTTTTGTTCTGCAACACTGATGTTATAAAAATCCATAAAGCCCTCCTTTAATATATACCGTGTTCGACAAGGTACGCACAAAACTGGTACCAAATTTCTACTTTGGTTTGATCTTTTTTCGCACTATTGATTGGTAACATTCCACCAAGTCCTTTTTTAGTATAAGTGCGCCATACAAATATGTTTATTAGTTCATGTAGATACTCAAGAAGTTTTTCTGATTGTTGGGATGGTGTGTCTAAAAATAAAGCATCATTAAAACTAGCAATTTCTAGATTGGTTAGAAATATCCAAAACCAATCACGTTCAGAAATACTAGTATCAAAAGCAGCTCTCCTTGTAAACGCAATTAACATCTCTAAAACAGAGCAGCCTAAATATGCCCAATCTTGATCTTTATCTATCTGAAGTTGGATAAAAAACTCCTTACGGATATCCAACCCATCTTCTGCTCTATTATCATCGCCAGAAACAAGCCATACAAATTCGGTGGAATGTAAAACTCTTAACAATGTATAGAACGTTAAAGATGGAGTTGGATTATCCGTAGAGGCAACCTTAGTATAAAGCCAATTGAAATATACTTCTTCTATTGGCCAGGCATTCACTAATCATCCCTAAATTTTCTTAGGGAGTGCTTCAGTTCTCCTCCGTCGTTGTATAAACCTTTTACTTCAACCTCAAAAGAACCGTGGTGCAAAAGAACTTCCCATTCTCGATTAAGCCGTTCGTTTCGAATATAAACAACGTTCTTATCTTTTGAGCCATGGCCAAACTTAAGTTCTCCCATACGCTCATAATAGTTGTAGATTGGCGTATCTTCTATGTCAGCCATAATATCATCGCCGGCATAGTACGTTACGGTCTCTTGCTTAAACTCGTAGTCACCTTGAATATACTCATCGGCGTGAATAGTGTATATTCCACTGCCACGTTTCTCGTACTCTAACTCATAGTCCCAATCGTCATTGACTGTAAATATGTTAATCAACTGATCTTCAACAACTTCAACTTGAGCGTCGTGTACTTCTTCTGCTTCTACTTCTTCTACTGTTTCTTCAAACATAGTTTCTACAGGCTTGGCAAATACTTCTTCTAATGCTTGAATATTATCTTCCGCAGGTACTACAACTTCCACGCGTCCGCCTTTTGATTTGTAGCCAAAAGCTCCTCCTATAATAAATGTAGCAAGAGGAACAATATACTTTAGCTTAATTACGTTCATGTTTCTCCTTAAATCTTGTCGTAAATAACCCCATCGACATTAAAGTCTAGGAGGATACTTCTTTCTGTTCCGTTAAGAAATCGGCTATTGGATGCTTCAAACATACCAAAGTCAATATAGTTATCGCCTTCGTCTTCAACTACCCAACCCACAACTTGCCCTGCGGAAGAGCGTTCAAGACCTAGTGCGTCATATGCTTCGTTAAGAAACACATGCCCGCGTGCATGAAGCAAATGGTTTAAGTAATTTTGTTGGCATTGTACATAAACACGATTCAACTCTGAATTCTTTTGCCATTGAGTTGATGCTTCGTCAAAGAACCTTGCATAGATAGACCAAGTATTTGGGTCTGCCGTTTTAACTAGTTCTTTCTTTCCATCAATAATAAGCTCTTTGGACGTAATGGAATGGTACAAATCATGCTCGCGCTCTTTACCAACGTCTCCACGAACACGGTTGCGGTAGTCTCCATAAGCCCGTGAGAGGCCCGCATAAGCCGCTGTAAGCGCCGTATTCCTACGGGTTAGGGCAACATGCGAACCAGTAAGTGCGCCGATAGATACGACACCTATAAGCACTGCGGGGGTGTACAATTGCGCAACAATTGCTGCATTCTGAGAATATGCACGAACAAGTTGCTTTGTATCGTTTGATGTAGTTGGATCGGCTTTGATCTTACTGACGTCGTTATGCATGTCGTCAAGTTTATCCGACAAAGTAAGAGTTGCACGGCACGCCAACACAACGCTAGTCACTACTCCGCCAATACCAGCACCAAACATAATATGCGGCAAGTGCTTATGGAGAATAATTGCTGTTTTTCCAATTTTTACTGTAATTCCAGCTGGAACTTTAATCATGGTATTTTACAACTTTCTTTCGGAACGAAGCCGAAGATATATTGCGAGGACTTGGGTGTCTGACATCTTGTCTACTTTTTCAGACCAAGATGACGTACGTCCTAGTCGTTTTACAGCTTCTCTTTCTTTAACAGTGTTCATAAAAATACTCCTTGTAAAAGATGAGGTTGTTTAAAGGCTTTCTGCTGGTGGAAAATCAATAACAAATCCTTCTCGAATTTGCCGGACTTTAACAAACGTTAGGTTTGCCCATCCCCAATTATTGTCGGTGTAGCTACTTGGCAAGCCAGTAATTTCGCATAGGTCTGCAACTGAAGCAACATCAAACTTGTCAATCAAATCGTTGAGACGTTCCAAAACTTCTTCTGCTTCTTTGCGTGTAGACAATATGATTTCGCCGACTGCTTGTGTCTTACGACCTCGCCCACTAAATGGAGGTTGATCTGGCAGCATAACTACATTGTTTGGGTTGTTTCTCTGGTACTGCTGGGACTGCTGGGATTGATAACCACGGTTGATTGGGGAGTTATATGATACCCTCGGTCCTTGCGGTTGGTTTGCCATCCGTCGACGCGGAGAGGACTCTCCGTAAATAACCCGCTCAATACCTTTTGAGGTTGCGTCTACGACTAAGTTTTTAAGCGCTGGCAACAACACATCCGTTGCAACGTACTTAGCCGTTACTTGCAGCTCTCCACCCAAAAATACCCTCCGGATTTTTTCTGTAAACGTAGGTTTACGCTTAGAGACTGGGCCAGTTGTTATTTTAGTAAGGTTCTTTTCTTGGATTGGCGCATTAACTGGAGCGTTTTGTTTATTACTATTGCTTGGAAAATCCACATTAGTCCTTTGGGGCTAGGGGGAGTTGAGTATGTTTAAATAACCCAACCCCCCGCATTAAATTTATTATACTAACTCTGGCTTTACATCTAGTGCAGCAACGTTAAAATCACTTTTTGCTTTTAGAATATCCGCTACTTGCTCATCAATGTATTTGTTTGTTTTCTCAATAAGCACACTAGCAATAACAGTACTTGCTGCGTAACTTGCAATTTTGACTGCTGCCCGGCTTAACAAAGGGCCAGCTACTACATTTTTTACTACAATACCTTTTACGATGGCATCGACGCCAAACACAATACCACCATTTAGAGCTAATTTTGCTACAGGAAGGAGTGGTAGCATCATAGATTACAGCTTTGGTGGAGCGAGCGTAGCAGGTGCTGTTGCTTGTTCTGCTTCTGCAGCGGCTGCCATATCGCGAGGGATAATGCCCTTGATGAAATCGGAGGCAGCTGTTTCACTAGTTGCTAGTTCCATAAACAAAGCATCATACGCTGCAGAATGAGTAAATTCAGCAACTACTTCAGGAGTCTTAATGAATCGCTTTCCGTCGTCAGACTTTACTCCGTAGGACTGCAAAATAAGATTCTTGAACTCAACAAGCAAAGCTTTTGTGTCGTTGGCAGCAATGATTCGCTGCATTGCTTCGCCGAGGCCTCCGGTATGCTGCAACTCCATTTCAACCATTTCTGACTTAGTTAAGTTAAAGTAAAAATCTTCTGCAATCTTGTTTCCGTCGAAGTCTTCATAACTAATTGTTCGCTTAAGCATTTTTAATCCTCTTTGATGTTACGGGAATGTTAATAATAGTTTTTTGGGTATTGTTTAATTCAGGCACAAGGCCGTGTTCTTCAAGCACAAGTGCTTTTAACAGAAATAGGTAGTTCATGGCATCGCCAATTTTCTCTTCCCATTTCTCCATTGGGCTTTCTGTTTCGCTTCGGATCATGTCAAATATAGACACAATGTGCTTAGCTAACATGCCACCAAGGGCTCCTTTAGGAGTTTCCCCTTGAAATGATGCTGCAACTTTAAAGTTGTGCATCCGGTCTGAATCAATTGCGTATTCGTGTCCTTTTTGTAAAAGCATTCTTTCGCAAAAAGCAACTTGATCTTCAAATATCTTTTCGAATTGTACGTTGTTCATACGCTTCTTTCTATGGGAAAAACTATAAGCCTAGCACGGGGCTAGACTTACAGTCGATTTAATTCTGGGACGAGGGGTATTACTCTGCGCTCTTGCGGGACTTCAAGAACTTCTTGGCGCCGGTCACGGCACCCGCGATGAATGCGGAGGCGGTGGCGACGATGGTGATGGTCTTGAACGAGGGCTTGAGGGACATAATAGGTATCTCCTTAGTAGACCGGAATCGGTTCATTATAGGCGTTGTAATTCCTACGATCACGTTACTCTAACGTAGTTATAGGCAAACGCAAGACAAGGTCGATTGTCTTCGGACATTACTGTAGAGAACTCAAGGTTAAGTTGTTTATCTACGTGCCACCCAAATATACTTGAATTTGTTGTATACGGCAAACCTACGTCATAGTAAAAATCATTGAGCGTTGCTGTACTTTCTTGAAACATTTTAGCGTTTATGTTGTTTTGCGTTTGCCTAAGTTTTTCCATATCACAATGGAAATATCGGCCAGTATACAACTCACAACAAAGTACATCTCCGTTACCAGACAAAATAAGGCCGTGTGGCTGTGGCGGATTATTTCGAACATGGTCTTCGGCGATACTATCTCGAAGCTTCTTTTCTTTTCCAGTGCCAAGCGTTTCTAATGTCTTTGCTTTATACTCACTAAAAGCATGTTCGCTTAATGAATATGCGGTAGTAAGCGCGGTTGCTTTGCGGGACAATACACTTGTTGCCCCAATAATAGAAACAATTGTTACTGTGCCAGAAATAACCGGTGGAATATAAAGTTTCCATACGGCTTTAGCTGCGTCTTTTACATCTACTTTTTGTGCAGTTAAACGCTCTTCCTCCTGGATAATATAAGCGGCCTTAAATGTTGCTTTAGCCGTCAAATATGCAGTAACTACCGTCCCACTAATTCCAAATGCGGTTAGTATTGAAGAACTGTTACTACTAATTAGTTTTTCAACTTTAGTAAATATAACGGGTAGTGGCATGTGTGTCCTTAATTGTATGGGTAATAGTTTTCTTTGGCGATTTGCTCTTCGTTTGTCATAGGGCCAACCTTTTTAGCAATGTATAGATCGAGTATGGCATCTATGATAGCATAGCAAAATCCTACAAATATAAACAAACTAAAAAGGAACCCACCAACGTGCGATACAGTATTTAAAAAATCGGACATATAATCTACCGACGCATTTCACGGATAAAGATCCAGATCAGCCAAAAGCCGCCAGTAATAAAAACACCAAACAGGTCTCCAGCAAACTTAAATAAATTGTAATTGCGTGTACTCATGTAAACCCTTTCCTAAGGTTGTAAAAAAATTATATGAGATGTTTTATCTACTTCTCACTATAGGACTTGTTTTTTCTACGAGGTGCCAAAAAAGAAAAATTTATAAGCCTTGTAAAAACCTAGAACCCATGCAAGATAGATAAATATCTTTTATGGGCTCTAGGCTTTTACTCTATTTGAGGCGTTTGTCAGGTGGTAGGTTTGATTAAGTGGTTCTGCGCTTTCGATGTGAAAACGTTACCTGCTGTTTCCCATCCTACAATTACTAAGATGCCGGCAAAGTTTGCAAGTATTAACGCAAGTGTGTCTGGGCTAACTCGACGACGCTGTGGGGTAGTGTCGATGGCGTTAAGCTTTTCGTATTGTGTTACTAGTTGCAAATATGCTGGTGAATCTGGGTCAGTTGTTTGGATGCGAGTTAGTAGGTCAAGCTTTGCGCAATTGATGCGCGCGGTGATTTCCTTACTCATTTTCCGAGGTGACATTGGGTCCTTTCAATAGTTGGTTCATTATAAGCGTAGTTTTTTTTACGACTAAGATACTTTGAACGTTATCTCTTTTTGGTTTACAATGTCTGCTGGATCCCCATTTACTTCAAGGGAATAGGTTTTTACACCAGTTTCATTCTCTGTTACAATAATATTACCACCAAATCGAGAATCACTATTGATATACGATTTGTTAGATATACGCAATAGTATACCAATAAATACCGTTAACGCTGAAATTGAACTAGTTACTTCAGTAACATGTTCCCACTTCCAAATACTAGCAAGTGTAGCATATAATGTTATTACTGCTGGCATAATTAATTGAACAAATAGGTTAAATTTATTGTAAATATTATTACTTAGCATACTTGGTTTTGATGACATAATAAAAACTTTCAGTTAATAGGTAATTTGGCTACTTGCACCATTATTCTTTCGCAAGCTCCATTCCCACCTAGTTCAAGATATGGTTCATACAAATAATATACAAGATCCCGATATAATTCAGAGCTAATTGAACCAAGTTCAATATGTTCAGCTCCTATGGAAATTATTTTAGTATGCGCTAAACCCATAAGCAATTTGGTTATTGCGTCTGGCTTTTTTTTTCTATTTATCAAGTAGTTCCAGAAACCACCAGAGGCAATAAAGGTTATTATAATAGTAGTTAAAAACATAGGTATGTGAAATTCAGAAAAATTCATATAAACCTATAGTTATACTAACTCTAATGTTAGAAATGATGAAGATCCATTTTCATCTAAAATCTCAGAATATTCTATTA